TGTAGTATTTGTTTTGTAACAGGAATAAGATGATAAATACCATCATTTAAAATTATTAAATCCATTAGAATAATACCGGTTCTATAATAAAATCAAAAGATAAAATTCTTTTTTTAAATTTTATTGGGTTAGGTATGCTGTAATGCATTAAAAATTGTGGGACTATCACCATGTCTCCAGACTTTACAGGAGGAGTATACAAAACACTTCTATCTTGTTCATTATTCCAAGGTTGTATATAAGTTGTTCCAGGAGAATCTGGTTTCATATCTAAATACAAAATACCACAATAACCTATTGAACTGTGGTTATGTGGAACATGATAATCACCTTTGTTATAAGAAACAGACCAAACTCTTTGTAATAATATTTTAGAATTATACTTAGCTCGTATTAAACTAAACTCGTCTCTAAATATTTCTCTAAACTCTTTATTAATACTACATTTATCTCTATTACTATAAAAATTAGCCTGGGGCATTTCAGGGTATCTAGCCAAAGCTTGTTCTAATTTTTTCTTTTTGTTTTTAAAATCTATGCATCTTATTTTAAAAAACTCTATTTGAAACATAGGATCTATATCGTATTTTATATCCATTCTCTAATATCCTCTCCCATTATTTCTGTGGCTATGTTCATTTTTTTACGTAAAGCTTTTACTATTTTTTCATCAACTGTTTTTGGTGTTATAAAATCTACATAAGTTACAGATTTTTTTTGACCTATTCTGTGTGCCCTGTCTTCTGACTGTAGTCTTTTCTCTAAATCATACCCGTTAGAATAATAGATAACATTATTAGCGGCAGTCAATGTAATACCATATCCACCTGTCTGTGGATTACCGACAAAGAACCGCGAATCGGACTTTGGATCTTGAAACTTTTCTATGTTTTTCTGTCTGACATCTGCTGGTATCGCACCATAATATTGCACAATAGAATCTTCTCCGTGTTTTTTTGAGATGGCTTTTACTATCTGTCTGATGTCATACACGTAGTTGGCCCATATTATAACTTTACCCTCTACTTCATCTAATACATCTAATAATTCTGACATCCTGTTGTTTTTTATTTCTGTGATGGTGTCGTCATCATTCTTTAGATGCCCACAAGTTATCTGATGCAGACGCATAAGTTGTGTCAATACATGGGGCGCGGTAGCCATCTTGCCTTTTAGTTGAGCGAGGGCCGCGGATTTCATTGTTGAATATATTTTTTTCTGTTCATCCGATAATTCTACTTCTCTTTGTATGTAAACTTTTTCTGGTAAATCTAAACAATTTTCTTTTAATACTCTGTATGAAAACTTTTTAAGAGAATCTGATAGTTCATCTAATCTTTTATAACCACCTACAATTTGCACTCTACGACCACCAAAGTTTCTATCTATCATAGTGGCATATCTATTTCTAAATGTGTAATAAGAATTAAAACCAAGTAACTCTTCATGTAAAAAATTACATTGTGTATATAAATCTAGCGGTGATTTGGTAACAGGTGAGCCTGTAAGTATTCTTCTATACTTTGCAAGTTTACCTAAACTTAAAATAGCTTTTGTTCTTTTTGCAGTGGGTGTTTTTATAGTTGTAGATTCATCAACAGCCATTAAAACTTTGTGGCAATTAAGAAACTTTGTGGCAAATTCTAAGCCTTTTTTTGTCGAGAATGCTTCTACATTCATAATTAGGATGTGAAGGTCATAATCTATTTTAAATAATTGTTGATACTCTTTATCCTTTGCTTTGGATGTAGTCGCAGTCCATATTACTGTTTTGTAATCTATATGACTAGGTAAATGATTTGGTATTTCACCAGAAAACCAGTTTCTATAAACACCTTTTGGTGCTATAATTAACGCCGCATTTATTTTGCCTTTATCATAAAGCATAGCAATATTATCAACTAATACTTTAGATTTACCTGTACCCATTTCCATAAAATAACCATACTCTTCTTTATTCCACGATTTTTCTAACGCAGTAACTTGATGCTCGTAAGGCTCAGTTTTAAATTTATAATTCATTTTCTACTTTCTATGTTGACAATTATATATTACCTATGCTAAAGATTGTCAAGAACTAAGAAATGAAAAATAAAATATTTGAATTGTATAAACCAAATTCTTTAGCAGAGTTTTTAGATTTTAATAAAAACAACCCTGAAGAGAGATTTGTTTATGTAGTTCAACAACCAGCTCCTAATATAAATATATTAAGTGCATCTGATTTTGGTTATCTTGTAATATGTTTGCCTAATAGAGATCAGGCAATATTATCTACTGCACCTTATGTGCAAAAGATGAAAAAAAATTTACAAGATTTTAGAAAACAAGATTACTTGCTTGCTGTTGGAGATCCTGTTATTATAGGAATATCAACTGCAGCTGTAAGTGAAGTGACTGCGGGTCAATTTAATATATTAAAGTGGGATAAACGTGAATTTAGATACTATCCACTTGAAGTAGATATGTATCAGAAAGGATAATAATGAGTATAAAAAATAAAATAAAAGTAAAAACTTTTACAGGTAGTGGTTCTTTTGACATTAGAGATGAAATGATTAATGACTCAAAAGATTTTTTAGATACAGTTGAAGTCACAACTATTGCACAAGAATGTGTAAATTTAAAAAAAGTAGAGGATGAAATAGCTGCTATAGAAGAGCAGTTAAAAAATAAAAAAGAAGAAGCTGATCATATCAGCTCAAAAGTAATTCCAGAATTGTTGGCAGAACAAGGACTATCAGAGATCAAACTAGCTGATGGATCTAAAGTATCTGTAAAAAAAGAATTTAGGTGCACTCTTCCAAAAGATGGAGCAAAAAGAGAGCAAGCCTATGAATGGCTTCGGAACGAGAAGTTAGGGGACATTATTAAAAACAATGTCTTTGTAACTTTTGGTAAAGGAGAAGATGACAAGGCCAAATCTTTGATTGACCTTGCGGTTGCGAATGGTTACGAACCTAGTCAGAAATCTGATGTGGCTTGGAACACATTAACAGCCCTGTATGAGGAGCGTGTCAAGGCCGGCCTTGACATGCCTTCTGATGTCTTTCATCTATGGATAAAAGACAAAACTAAAATAAGTCGGAAATAACAACAAAGGATAAAGAAAAATGAGTAAAGAAATAATGAAAAAAGGATCGGGATCAGTAGCTTTGTTCGCAGACGATGTGGCTACAGGTTTTGATAACATGACGCAAGACGATCTTGCGTTGCCGTATGTCAGGATCTTGGGTCAGTTATCGGCACAGGTGAACGAAGGAGATGGTAAATACATCGAAGGTGCTAAACCTGGGATGATTTATAATAATGTTACCCATGAAATTTTTGATGGGAAGAAAGGTATCAGAGTGGTGCCTTGTTATTATAAAAAAGACTATCCAGAAAAAAGTGACAAAGGAGATGGGAATCCATTAACAGTGGCTACTCACCTACCTAATAGTCCAATAATCAAAACAGGTAAGAGAGAAGGGTCTAAGATTAGATTACCAAATGGTAATTATCTTGAAGAGACTGCTTATTACTATGTTTTGATGGAAACAAAAGCAGGTGGTATGACACCAGCGTTGATTACTATGAAATCATCGCAGCTTTCTGTCAGCAAAAATTGGAATTCTATGATGAAAACCATACAAATTGAGGATGGAAAAGGTGGCTTTGTTACACCACCAATGCATGCAGTTGTGTATAATCTAGCATCAGCAATACAAAAGAACGACAAAGGTTCTTGGTATGGTTGGTCAATTACACAAGACCGAATTATGGGACAAGAGGACAAAGGATTGTACAAAAGTGCAAAAGAATTTTCTTCTAGTGTCTCGGACGGAACAGTGCAAACAAAAGCTGATGTGGAAGAGAAATCGGATAGTACACCGTACTAATCAAAACTGGGGGGATCGGTAGATCCCCCCTTTACAAAGAAAAAAGAAATGATAATAAAAAAAGACAAATTCAAAAATATATTTAAAGGACTTGATATAGCATATGGACAATACCAACCAGGAGATCGTGGCGACAGCGGAAAACAAAAAGGCAAAGCTTTTATTGTTCGTGGACAAGTCACAGATGAACTCTGGTCAAACCATCTTGCAGGAAAAGGACCAGCCCTTGGAATCATCCCTATTACAGAAACTAATGATTGTCGGTGGGGCTGTATTGATATTGACGAATATAACTTTGATCACACTAGCCTCATTAAAAGTATTCGGGATCATAACCTCCCCTTAATAGTTTGCCGTAGTAAGTCAGGCGGCGCACACGTATTTTTATTTACTAAAGAAAACATTCCTGCATCTTTGATGCAATCTAAACTAAAACAAATGGCTATCATACTTGGATATGAAGGCTCAGAGATTTTTCCAAAACAAACAGAGATACTTGTGGAACGTGGGGACACAGGTAACTTTTTAAATTTACCCTACTACAATGAAATGAAAGGACTACGTTATGCTATCAACGATACTGGCGCCGGCTGTACACTTCAGGAATTTTTTGAGCTCTATGATGTTTGGGCTCAAACTAAAGAACAAGTTGAAGAAATCAAAACGGAAGAAAAGAAAATAGAAGAAGCATTTCCTATGGGACCACCTTGTCTGAATAAACTTGCAGCAACAGGATTTGGACAAGGCTCCAGGAATAATGCATTATTTAATATCGCTGTGTATTACAAACAGGCTAAACCAGATACTTGGGAAGATGAAATTGTTGGAGCAAATTTAAAATACATGGACCCACCACTAAGTAATAGTGAGGTGCAACAATTAATTAAATCAGTAAATAGAAAAGGTTATGATAAATATCGCTGTAAAGATGCGCCGATTAATGCAGTATGTCAATCAGGTTTATGTAGAACAAAAAGATTTGGTGTAGGATTTGGTGAAGAAGAGATGCCTGTGTTAGGTAGTCTTACAAAGTATGCATCAAAACCACCAGAATGGTTTTTAAGTGTAGATAAAAAAAGAATACAATTAAAATCAGAACAACTTTATAGCCCACAGCTTTTTGCATTAGCATGTTTAGATCAAGCTAATTTAGTTGTGCCTGTACCTAAACCACAAGATTGGAAACAACATTTTTTAAAACCTATGATGACAGCTCTTCAAGAAGTAGAGCCATTAGAATCTTTAGATCCTGTCAATGAACTTACAGGATTACTACAAGACTGGACAACTAATAGACAATCAGCAAGAACTTGGGATGATATATTAAATAAGTTACCGTTTACAGATGAAAAAAGAGAATTTACATATTTTAGAATGGAAGACTTTTATAATTTTTGTAAGAGAAATCATTGGGAGAAAGATAAAAATCAAACAGGTAATTTAATAAAACAATTAGATGTATTTCAAGGTGAAGAAAGAGTTCGTATTAAAAAACAACAACCAAGATTAATAAAAATAAAAACAATGAAACAAACAGAAGCATCAACTTCTAAGATACCATACCAAGAAGAGAATTTTTAATGAAGACTATAATACTTGGTCCACCTGGTACAGGTAAAACTACTACCTTATTAAATTTAGTAGATCAGTTTATACAAGATGGTATTAGACCAAAACAAATAGGTTATTTTTCGTTTACTAAAAAGGCTGCAACAGAAGCAGCAACGAGGGCCGCGGATAAGTTTGGCTTGGATGTAGAAAATGATCTTGCATTTTTTAGAACTCTGCATTCGTATGCATTTAATCAATTAGGTATGACAAAAGAAAAAATGATGGGACCTGAAGATTACAAAGAATTTGGTGAGAAATGTGGCATACCAATTAAGACGGCAAAGTTTTCTGATAGCGATGGTACATTTAATTCTGACAATGAATATCTTACAATAATAAATACGGCAGCTGTTAAAAGATTAGACTTATTAGAATACTATGACTCCAGACAAAACATACTAGACATAGAAAGAAATACATTATTTTTACTAGCAGAAGAACTTAAAAGATTTAAACAAGAAAAAGGTTTAAAAGATTTTAATGACTTATTAGAAGATTTCTTGACCAAAGAAAACTACAATAAATTCAAAGTTTTATTCATAGATGAGGCACAAGATTTATCTTTGTTGCAGTGGGAAATGGTGAGAAAGATTTGGAGCTACGCAGAAAAAACTTACATAGCAGGTGATGACGATCAGGCCATATTTAAATGGGCTGGTGCAGATGTAGATCACTTTATTG